TTAGTAAATCCTCTCTCTTGGTCAAAACAGCTAATTGTTGTCCTACATCTGGAATATCAATAACAACACTTGCTTCTCCAGCAGAAAAACGCCCTCCATCATCTTGGAATTTTAAAATATACTCACCTTCCAAAGATGGAACAATAGCTTCAGAACTGGTTCCTGCTAAAGCTGCAACTAGATCAACTGAACCTGCAAACGTACCAGATCCATCGGTCTTATTGGAGTGTCTGACATAAACACGACCTCCATGCAAAACGTCAGCATCAGTTGATTTATCCCATCTCAATCTCATTAAATGATCACCAATTGGTTCTGCTGTTAAATTCTGGACATCTGTTGGTAAAGCTGTTTTACCTTGAGCATTAAATGATTGGTCTAAAGATGTATTCGATACTTCTAAAGCAGCGTTAAAGGAAAATATTTTAAATTCATAGGTTCCTAGTTCTGAATTATCAATGGTTATATCTGGTCTGAAAACAACTTGACTCTCATAGTTTCCATTAGCAAAACGATATTGAACTAAATACTGACTAACACCATTAACAGGAACCCATGTTGCAAATATTCTTGAAATAGCAACTCCATTTCTGACAATTGTTTTTTCCTCAACGTTTAGAGACGTAGGAGGAGAAGCTGGTTCATTTAATATTGATACATTTCTTGCAGGTAAAGATAATCCTTCTTCAATATTTGCATATTTATTTGGTTTATAAGATAAAGCTGTAATTTTATAATTAATACCATCTGCTTCTTCTACTGTTATTACTCTAAATTTTTGAGCCTCAATCGTATCGCTAACTAAAAACCATATCGAATTAACATTAGGTACTTCAGATAAAGCGGATTCTAAATTAATAACACCACTGGTAATACTTAAAACATTTTTCGTTTCTACAGAATTATCAGGCATGAGTACACTTACTTTTTGATTTGATCCGCCAAATGTTGATAAACCTTGTGTGTCATCAACAGTGATTGCAGTTGTGGTTGCAGTATTTATGCGCCCAGAACGTCTAGCACCACTACGAACTGGATCATTTATATCTATAACTGCTCCAGGCCTAATTGTTACTCCAGCATCGACAGATGTAACAAATGCAACAACCTCTGATTCATTTTGTTCTGCAAAAAGTATTGCTTTACCTAATCTTTGGGCTTGACCACGACTTGTGCAAGCAAAAGCTTTTACATCTTTTTTGACAACTCCCAGTTTCGTCTTGGCAGTGCTATCTTCTACAACTTCATAATCTATTTCTCTCGAATCCATATTGTAGTAACTAACAGCTACGACAGAATGTCTTGTCTTAAGTGACGATCCAGAATAAGAAAACCCTTCTTCAGTTACGTTTGCAAGACTGAATAAAAAACTTGCATCGGTTGGTTTATCTTGTGCAATTGTTATTGTTCCTGCACTCCAAATTGGCATACATCTCATCACTCCGCAAAGCTCTTCGATAACATTAAACGCTTCATTTGCAGATAAAATATTCACATTGCAGCTAAATCTTGCTTCAGTACCCCCAAAGCCATCATCAACTAATGTGTTTGCAAATTTAGAAGCATTAACGAAACTAAATAAATCTAGATTACTATCAGTTATATGATCTCCCAATCCATATCTAGTCGTTGTAAGAAGATCAAGTAATACCATTGCAGGGCATGAACACCACTGCGCCGCAGCCATAGTACCATTAAATATATAACCAGTTGGGTATATAATTCGGCCTGTATTACTATCAACAGTTGGCGTTCCAGAAGCAGAAGCTCCCGCACCTGGAATCCTGATCTTTACACCTCTTATTCGATATTTTCTATTTGGAATATTACTTACTATTTTACTATCAAGCTTTAATGCGGCATAAGCACTATTTGCATAGGTTTGATGTTCATCTATCAATTCCTGCATTGACAGAACGTTAAAGGAATTTTGTAATGATGCACTTGTGCTATCTGCGGTTAGACGGACAACTTTTATGTCAACAGGAAACGCTCCATCAATTTCAACTCTGTAATCTTTAGAGTAAGAATCACTGGTGCGACCTGTAATAGTATCAGTAAACAAATCAGAATAACCACCAGAGTTATATTGAATTTGTACTTTTAATTGAACACTAGAACCTAATAAATCACCATTATCTTTTGCCTCTTGTAATTGAGGAAAGTTAATTGTTAAACGAACAGCATCAATATTTGTATTTGTAATCTGTTGAGTAACACCACCATTCGCAACAGTACAAGCTCTAGGGAAACCAGAAACAGGACTTGAAGACTGTACTATTCCAGGTATATGTGTTTGATTAGATGTTCCAAAACGAGGAGTAAAAGTTACCTCTTGAAAGTTAAAATCTGTTGTAGCAGGGTTAGTTGAATCAGCGTTAGGATTAAGAACAGGGGTATTATCTAAATAAACATCTTTTAACGCAGCATTGTTATATGCAGTTGTACCTTGCGTTCTTCCTTCTTTAGAAGCTGTTGCCCAACCTTCTATTTCACCTTCACTAATTAAATCTTGGAGCGTCACGAACTGACGACTATTTAAAGTGTCAGGCGCACGTGTTGGTTTAGGAGGAGATTTAGGGCCACCACCACCCATTGCTCCTCTTATTATTTTTGTCATGCTGTCACCTGATCAGTCGTTAAGTTCATACTAATAACTGTCGATCCAGTCATTATCTCACCATAAACAATTGGATGCGTAGTTCCTGCTCTGGAGGTGTTTGGCGTTCCACCAAAGTCAAATGATATACGTGGATCTTGATCGTTCTCAAACTTTTCAGGTTTAGGAACAGGAAATAACATTTCTGATACTCCATATAACATAAGAGCGATTCCAAGATTTCCTGCCATTGCAGAAAGGGCTAAACTTGCCGTCATTTTTACTCCTGTAGCTGCTCCAAAACCTGCACCACTAAAAGCAAGCGAGCTACCACCTGTCGCAATAGCCAATCCAATCAATGCTGCACCAGCAAGCATTTTTCCTGCACCTCCTCCAGCACCAGCAATAACAGGAACAATCTTGATCTCTTCCGCTACTGGGTAATGTATTTCTTCTTCTCCTATATCCATTCCATCAGTTAAAACTTGGTAATGCTGTGTATTCATGTGTGCCTCTAGTTGAGGCCAATTCATTAATAAAAACCTTATAGAGTCTCCAACACTATTTACATGAGCATCTAACTCGCTATGTCCTGTGATCTCCCTTAGATCACCATACAATTTAATTGTTTTCAACATACCGATACCTGCCTCCTGTACATTTTAGCAACCATTCAGAGTATGGTTCCTGACAACTTAAGCGATCTGCTAAGTGATGTAAAACTTCCCCATTTAAAAAGATTGCAGCATGATTTAAACCTTTACCCATAATCGACATTAATAAAACATCCCCATTTTCTAGTTTTTCATCTGGTTTTAATATCCGAAATCCTGATGAAGTAACAAAAGTATGCCCATCACCATCCTCTTCTGAAATAGGGTTCTCTGCAAATTCCTCAGGTCTAACAGGTCTAGAACCTTGAAGTAGCTCTACTCCTTTTTCATTTTGATACCAATCTCTAACTAAACTCCAGCAATCAGTTACGCCCCAACACCATGGTCTACCTTTTAATGCTGGCTTGTAACCTGTTGGTTCGTAGTAACCCCATTGTTCTGTTTTAGGATTAACAATATGCCAAGGTAATCCACCTGCTTCACAGCTAACTCGATCAGCTTCACTTGCTGTTGCTGGAGTAGTTGGATGAGAATGAATAACACTAACTATCTGACCTAAACTATCTGCTTTAACGTAATCTTCTGGATCTAAAATAAAACATTGATGAGAATAAGTTGACAAATTACGGCAAGGATAATATATCTCTTTACCTTTAATATTTAACAATAAGCCAACAGATTCTTTAGGGTCTTCTTCCTTAGCATGTTCTAAAGCTTTTTCTTTCCAATCCATTAAATAAACGTACCAATAGAAGGGAATAAATCTCTAGTGCATTGTCTTTTGGGTAATCTAATTCCTGCTAAATCACTAATACTTGCCAATTCAAAAGTAACAATTTCTCTATTCTCAGCAGACTTTCTGTCTATATAATAAATCTCTCTTGGAAATTCGTTATTTGCAGCATCCCCATTGCCACCAGAAAAATTACCAGCATCTAAAAATTTAGCTAATGTTCTAATTCTTGTTACTTTTGAACCTGTCAAATCGTTACCAGCAGTAACTTCGTTAACCTCTAACATTACAGCACTCATTAAAGATAAAGTGTTGCTAATTGTTAGTTGTGGTCTAGGAAGTTGTCCTTTTTGAAAAGCAAAACCACTAGCTTCTACGGGGTATCTTAAGTATGTATTACTTTGCCAAATAATTTCACCATTTGCGTTTAAATTACTTCCTGCATGGAAACGATACGTCATAGTAGTTTGACTACCATGCAACGTAGAATCTAAAGCTAATTCAAATAATTCAATAATTGCAGATGGATTTGTACTCTGCAAATTATCAATAATAGGATCTAAGCTCATGGCTCAAATACTTCCCTAAATGTTGCTGTAATTGTTGCCCTATTTAAATATGGAATTGATTTATTCCAGCTATCACAAACAAACTTAGAAGCTGAACCCTCTCCAGGTGGCGTAAAATCAAAACTAGCTTGATCTAATGCTCTTGCGTCTAAAAATGTTTCTATGGTGTCTGCATCTGTTTCTGATACTGCAAACTTTAAAGAATAAACTTTTGGATTTGTATGTGCATCCAGCCCGAATAAAATTCGATGTTCATAACCATCAGCGAAACGAACCACACGTTTATTAGGTGCTGATCTTTTTTGAACTCCATATTGCGGAGTAATAGAAGGAAATGTTGCCATTAACGTGTACCTGCTAAGAGTCCTCCAGGTCGTTGCTGATTAACAAGTTCAGCTTGAACTGCTGCTGCCAGCATACTTCCTAATTCTTCAGCTTGCCCTCCATTACCTTCTACTGCTGAACCAGAAGCGTCTACATTAACAACAATATTTGCTCCTCCCATTGCATGATTTGGGATTATTGTTCCTGCTGAATCTGGTACGAATAATTCTGGGCCTCTTTCTCCAACAAGTGAGACTCTTCCTTTAGGTGGTCTTCCTCCATCGGCAAATTTACTCCCTGTTCTTAATCCATCTACAGGAATATCTCCTGTCTTAAAAGTAAATAAATTACTAAACATACTTAAAAATCCTTTCTGCAACTGAGCCGCAGCCATTTGTGCTGCCATATCTAAGAAATGATCTGCAATTCGACCAAACATATTTGCAAATGCTTCTTGAACACTCATTGTTCCCTTGATAATCCCTTTAAATGATTGGCTAAAAGATGCACCTATCTCTTGAGATAAAGCAATTACTTGTCGTGCAGGATCCATTAACTTCCTTAATTGATCGGCAGGAGCTTGCACCATCATTTGTATTTCCATTTGTTCTGTGACTTGTCGTTGGTAATCCAATAATTGCTTTGCATTACCTATCTCATCGTTAAATCTCGCTTCTTCGGTTGCTCTTCTTTGATCTCTAAAATATGTGGCATTAAACATGACTGTAAATTTCTTTTGTTCTTCCTTTGTCATCTTTTCCAATATTCCTAAAGATCGAATCATTCCGTCCTGATCTTGATAATGAAATTGCATGAAAGCTGCTTTTGCTTTACTACGATCATCTTCTGTCACCTTGATTGCCATCAATTTCTTATCTAATTGATCTGCAAATTTAAGTTCTTCTAAATATCCCTGTGCAGAACTAAATCCTTTAGTTCCTAAAACATCTAAAACACTTTTTGCTTCTTTTAAACTTATATCCCCTGAAGCCATCATTGGCTGCAATTGACTTATTAAACTATTTGCACCTTGAGATATTTGAGCAAAACTAGAAAAACTTGATTCACTTCCAAAAGTTCTAATTAGAACCATTCTTTGTGAAGCTTCAAAAGCTTTAAAGGCTTTTACAGCCTCTAGTGTTTCCTCTTTTGTTATATTTAATTCTTTACTAAGCTTAGTTATAGATTGTGCTGTAAAAAGAGATGTTCCACCAGTATTTTTTATCCCCTCATTTACTTTATCTATTGCTTTCCTGAACTCAATTGCTTTCTGTATTTCAGTAGCAATAACAGTTCCAACGATAGACAAAGAGAAACCAAATTGACCACCTATTGCACCACCTAAAGTACCACCAATACCACCACCCAAAGCACCTGGAATTCCTTGCCCAAATAACAACGGAAAACCACCACCAATCAAACCACTTCCTAATGCCCCTTTTACTCCACCTTGGAATAAACCTTTTCCTTTTGCATCGGTAGAAGCTTTGGTTTTCTTTGCTATCTTTTCTGTTATACCAACACGTTCTCTTAACGCTCTATTTTGCGCCCTATCCAACCTCAATTGACGAGCCTTAAGATCTCTAATCTCTTTGTTTTTCAGCTTTTCTTTTCGATAATGTCTCTGAATTGATTTTTCAATTGCACTTCCTCCCGTTCCATACTTGGTTCCTCTTTCTCTTGAAAAAGCCTGATTGAAATCAACATCTCTACTAAATGCACCAAAGCCTGTACCACTTCTTTCTAAAGCTTGTCGCCTTATATCCATTCTTCTTCTTAAATCTTCTTGCCAAGTACCTCTTCTTCTTCCTTTCTCTGGATTACGACTTGAAAAAGGTATAAAATCATATCCTCCTAATCTTTCTGATCCATCCGCAAAATATCGAGTAGGGAACATACCAGTTCTCCCTGCTCCCATTAATTCATTACGTCTATAAGGACTACCAGGGCCACCACCTTGAAAACTTGTATATTTTATTAAATCTCTAAATGTCCCCCCAAGCTTGACTGACTTTTTAGGGTCAAGCATTAAAAAAGTTCGACCTATTGTTCCATTTACTCTTTCTATTTCAGCTTGAAAAGCTTTTACCCCTGTAATACCATCTAAAAATTCTTGTTTTACTTTTGAAAGAATAAGAGAAACTCCAGCAAAAATATCAAAACTATATTTTAATCCAGTAAATTTTGCTTGTGATTTAACAAGTGCCGAAGATAAATTATTTACCTTAACTATTGCACCATCTATTTGTTTTTCAACTCGTTTGAAACCACTTCTGGCTCCTTTCCCTGCAATAATATCTAATTTTTTTTCAATACGATCTAAACTTTGAAACAACCTATCAGTTGCTCTTTTTATCTGTTTATCATTAACAACAAACGTAAGAGTCCTTGAATAACCCTGATCAGCCACTTATTTTGCCTCCAGCCCAAACTATCCCTTTAGTTTACCTGCTTTGTGTCCTACTAGCAGTACCTCTTTGAACTTTATCTTTTTCTCGTTCCTCTTCTTCATGCTTTAAAGCAAAATAAGCTGACCAACCCATTACTTCTTCCATCGTTAATTCGTTTGCCAAACGAGCGACAGTCATGCCTAACTCCTTTGCCAAGGCAAACATAAAATAAGAAAATTTATCAGCTTTTCAAATCAGCCTGAACTTCTTCCACCTCCTTATCAGTACCTGATTCAAGCATCACTAATTGTATCTCCTGCAAAATACCAGCTTCAACTTCTCGTCTTAAAGCAGGTTTATCACCATCTTGAAATAATCTTTTACCGTTTTTATCTAATGCTTTTTCTATCATTAAAGCCAAAGCAAAATCATTAGAATCATTAATATTTGCTTTTTTCTGAATTGATTCTCTATCTGCAATAGTTAAAGGATGCCAATAAACAGTAAAAACAACTTCGTCATCTTTTACAACATTATGTTGATATAACTGACTGATACCAAATTTGCTGCGAAGGAGTTCAATGGCTTTAGCCATAAATATGCTTTAAAATGAATAACAATACTATACTAAGCGTTTGCAGAAAATTCACAAAGTATTACTCCAATAAAATGTGATTCATCTTCTGTGTCAAAAACTCCAGGCCCACTCAAATCCCTAGTTCTAGGTTTGCAACTATAAGTATCTACATAATCAGAAGCATTAACAGAAGTAATACCATCAATCACAGACTCACTAATTGCAGCTAAAACCGATGTTCCTTTTGATTTTGGGACATGAACATTACATTGAATTGACCCAGAATAAAAATCACTAGAAGCACCTTGATTCTGCAAAGCAGATCGTCCAAAATTAATCGACATCGTTATATATTTAACACTTTTCCCAGGAGTCGTATAAGCAATATTGTCATAAACCATCTTTACAGTGGGATCAACATCCGTCACTGCATCAGTAATTGCTTTTTCAAAAGCGGCTCGAACTTTTACAAGTGTCATTACTAGTCCTGATAAGGATACTTAATGTACCCAGTACGTCTTTCTGGCTTTTTGGGATCAGTATTAGGAATAATTTGAGAAGACCCTCCAATTCTAATATCAGGACGTTTATCTGAGAAAAATCTATCTATTTTAGCTTTCATACTCCTCCCAGGAGATGTACCTGCTAAATAATCTGGAATCTTAGATTTACGAGAAATAAGTGCATAAGAAGAATATTTAGTTGCATTTCCTATATAAACTTTTTGATTTCTTGTAAATTTAGCCTCTACAGGATACCTCTGTTTAATTAAAGGCTTTTGCCCAGGAGCTAAAACAGTACTACTACTACCTCTTATTCTATCTTGATATTCTTTTCTACTTTCTTTAGCTAAACCTTTTCCTCTACTCTTTACTGTTCTTATCTTTGCCCATTCAGGCTCATTTTTTCGTTCATCTGTTTTTTTAATGATATTGTTATCAGCTTTCCAACTAGAAGCAAAAAAACCAGTTAAAACAGGACTAACACCATTTTTCATCCCATCTGAAGTTAAATCATCAACTACAGCACGGACAAATCCATTTAAGTCTGCATCTATTGTTTCTCCCATATCCTTCCTAATCATGTCGGCAAAATCTTTTGCCTTCATCTCGGTATAAGATGTCCCCCTTGGGCCATAACCTCTACGAGCAGATCTTTTAGCCATTAGAACCTTACCCGAATCGTATAAAGATAAACCTGTCCACCACGTTTTGTCTCTATATCAGTAATCTGAGTTACCTTATTTGCTCCTGCATAACTTAATGTAATTTCATCATTTAACGTAGGTTGATGATCTCCTATTAAATCAGGTGTTATATATAAAAGTGCTTGTCTTGTCTCTTTCCCATCACTTTCTGATGAATTAATAAATTGTATTGGAACCTTTATATCTGCATAACTTGTCGTTGAAATCAACTGCTTTCCAGCAGCAATGTTATAACTGCCTTTTGCATTAACAGAATAAGTAATCGTAGTATCTAAAGCTGCTCCAAGATCAGATACGACCTGCTTGGCAATTGCTTTAAATGCTGTGTCTAATGCTCCTGCCATGATTAACCTCTAACTACCCGAACTTGATAGCTG